TCACCCTTGGCGAGAACTGTTGGTAGACTTAACAAACGGCGGCGGCGGATAGCCGACGAGACAGTATTGATCAAGCGCAAAGAGCACTAGCGATTCGAGCCCTTGCGATTGCGCAATGTCCACCTCTTTGAGCCAGGCACTCCAGGCATCTCCCACGCCGACCAAATGGGCACGCTGCGAATTCGGAAAGCCTTTGACGGCACTGGTATTCATCGAAAGCGTGCAGTTCACTAGATCATAGCCGCCGGTAAAGCCAAAATTTTCCGTCTTGAGGCACGTGAGATTTTCGACAGTCCAATCGCTAGATGGAAAGTTGATCAGGCTGTTTAAGGGAGTGTTGTTGGTGTCGGTCGGATAGAGCACCTCAAAACGTGCGCCGGGATAGGCTTGCTGCAGAGCCCAACGGATTGCGGCCGTGTAGCTCCCGATGAGAGTGGGCAGAAATGCTACTTCGTTGGGGTAGGCATTTGGATCTGAGTAATTGCTGGCGATCTGCTGCATGGACGTGCCGTATTTGGCAGTGAATTGCTGTTGGGTGTATGTGTCATAGAAAGGCATGCTGACCTGGGTGGACGGGAAATACCACCACTGGACTTCACCGGACTGAAGGTACGGAACAAGGCCCGCGCTGGTCTGGAGGCCGGCCACATCGAGATAGACTTGCGTCCAATAAGCTTGCGCGGTGGGCGAAAAGTTGGTTTGAATGGAGGGAGTATTGAGAACCACCGGAGTTCCGTCAAAGTAGCGCTGCGCAATGCCAACGGACAAAGATGGATCGGCATTCATCAACTCAGTACTGAATGCGGCCACTGCATCCATACCATAGTTCTTGATCGCGGCAAAATATGCGGCGTGCCAATCGCGCGCTGCTCGGTTAAGACGTGGCTGTGTGAGATCGGTACGCCAGTAAGCGGTGGCCGCGGTCAAGGTATTATTCAGCCCTCCAGGCCCATCATCGGCCAAGCCAAAGGAGGCACCGTCAACGCCACCAGAAAGTGCAGTGGAAGTCTGGCTCACTACAAAGGCGGTGTTTGTAGAAAAGAGTTTGAAACCGATACCATTGCCGGCTGTGCCCATGGCTCTTGCCGTTAACATGAGTTGACTTCCATTGGCGCTAGCCCAGACGAGATTGCTTCCGGCATTAATCAATCCAGCAAATGCCTGAGCCATGGTAGAACTGTCGTCATCAAGAAGAACGAGGTGGCTGATCTCGGTATACGGACCTGCGGTTAGAGAAGTTTGGTCGGTTGCCAAAGCAAAGGTGACGACAGCATTGTTCGCGATTGGCTGCGCCAACTCAAACCCGACCGTCAGCGATGCGTACTGCGTGCCGGTGCGTACAATCTCGTAAAACCATAAGGCTCCGACATAGTGGTTCACTCTTCCTGTAAATCCGAGTTTGTTGATCAACCAGGCGGTACGCTCCGCGGGCAACGATTGCGAGTGATAGGTATCCCAGTCAGTTGCCAATGCCAGTTCGCTATTTGCCGTAAAGTCGGGAAGAGTGCTGCGTGGATAGGCGATCTCCAAGAAATCAAAATAGAGCGTTTGTGCGTCAGTACCGGCGTGCGTGATCGTCACGGTGTGGGAGCCGGCGGAGAACGTTCCAAGTGGATAACGGATCAGAACATCTTCGCCGGCGAGCGTTAGCATCGTTTGCATAACAGGCCCTCCGTCGACCGTGATGTTGATCAGTGGCGCTCCACCCGTCCGACGCAAGCCGAGATATATTTGGTGGGGACTGGTTTCGCTATAAGCGAGCGTACAGCTATCTCCTGGTGAACTTGTAAAATGCGTTTTGCTGCCCGAGTAATTGCCTGTCTGAAGTTGCCATGACCCCTTATAAACGGCGTTCGTATCATCGTCTTCGATCCTTCGACTGCCTGGACCAGAAAAGCTGTAGAGGCGATTTGTTCCGCTAACTGACCAGTTTGAAACAGCCACCTGAAATTCCGTTTGGGTATATTCCGCGTTTTGCAGATCTGCCGCCCAAGTCCAGCGAACTTTTCTGACATTGGTTGTGGGAACAAGCTTCGGCGTATTGTCCAAATCAGTTGTGCCCATAAGATTTCCAAAGTTGAGTGTCACCTGGTATTTAGTGGGGAAACCACCGCCGGAAAATGCGGCACTCGGAGTTTGCCAAACGGCAATACTATTTTCGGCGAATCCATACATCATCATTCGATTTCCGTTGCTGCCAGTAATTGCCAATTCAGCAGAGGATCCGTTACAGAACGCAGTGACGGACGCACCAGACGAAGTTGCGGTGAAGCGTGTGCTGCCGTTAGTGTTGATGGCAGAAGCTATGCCTGCCGCTACTTGAGATAGCGTTTCGTTGCCAATTCCTTGGAAGTAATAGTGCTCTTCCGAAAATGCTAAGCCAACCCTGTTCGCGCCAGGCGACGCAACGATTGTCATAGTCGCGGACGCAGGCTGCACTGTACCAGAGATAGGCACGGCCTTATCGTAGAGAGTCACATAATGGACGGTTTCACTACCATCGGCTTCGGCGACCCAAAGACGTACGCGATGCCAATCGACGACCGGATAAAGACTTGAGGCAAAGGGAATGCAACCGAGGCGCTCTTCCTGATAAGAGAGAGTCAATCCACTCAGATCCCCATCTGGCAGATTCCGCAAGGACGGATGCTCAAATACATTATCCCGATTCCACTCCACTACGGCCCAGTCAAATTGCTGCCGCCATTTTCCGGAAAGTGAGAACCCATTGCTGCTTGCCGAACTCAACGCGGCGATGGCAGACGGCGTGAGAAAGTACGCCTGTAAGTCGCGATCTGGTGTTAGTTTTCCAATTTGTTCAGACATAGTGTCACAGCCTTATGGTTACGGTCAGATCTCGCCCAGGGTTTGGCCCGTTTGCCGCAACCGCACTTCCGGTATTCAAAGTAACGTTGATCGTCAAGAGGGCGCCTTCGACGAGTGGCGGAAGTGCTGCGCCCATTATGAGTGCCGCTGAGGTCGTTGTTCCCGAAGGAATGATCAAAGCACTTCCGTAGGCCAAACCGTTCTGAAGCACTTGGACAGAAATGTCAAAGCCATTCGCCGCCATGCTTACCGTTGCACGAATATCCCTCACGGCATGACTGGCCTCGACAAAGAGCGGAGGCGCTGCGTTCTGCTGAGTGGCTAAATATCCGTTCACTTGGAGCGAGAACTGGCCTCCGGAAAGAGTTCGTAGGGTTTGATCAGGATCTATATTGGCTTCATAAGCGTAAGACTTAGTGGTAGCTTGGCTCGAACCGAAAGCATTGGCAACCACAAACTCAGCGGCTAGAATCCGCACGTCCGGTAGTGAAATCGTGTGCATGTAGTTGGCAGACGCCTGATTCTCGAAGAAATTCGGCGTAAAGGGCACGATGATGGATGTGCTGTCCAGCAAAAGCACTGGGTCATTGGCGGCGTGCGTCGTGACTGAAGATCCTAGCGCGCCGCGCACTACTGTATAGGAGCCGTCTACCGCATTCAAACCCAAAACCGTTAGCAATTCCGATCCTATCTGGATCGCTCTGCCAAAAATCAACGACACGGTACTGTTCAGCAAAATCGTGTTCGAAGCTAAATCGAGAGCGGTTGAAAGTGCGTAAGAACTAGGCGTATTCAATTCGTTCCACTGAAACAATTGCAGAGTTCCGCTAGTGACGGAAGCCGCATTCGTGGGATCGGCAAAGCCGATACCGTACAACGTCAAATTGCCGCCTCCCGGTGCGGCCAAAGAGAAGTCAGGCGCTCCAGCCAACCCGAAATTCGCATTGCCGCCACCCAGGGCCCAGCGGGTGATCGGACAAAGATCAACGCTCGCCTCTTGATTACCCACGTTCGCGCTCCGACCCGAAATCTCAATCACTTCTCCGCGGGAAAATGAAATCTCGAATCGAACCGGACTGACATGGGAAGCCGCCGCAAAAATCCATGAGGGCTCTACCACGACGAATATACTTGTGGAATCAGGAATCGTCGACCATCCTGGAATTACTGTCAAAGTGGTTTGGTCATTGGATGAAATAGATCTTTCTTGACCCATTCCTGTGCCAGCCGTAATTCGGACTGAGAAGTTGTTATACGCACCAGCAGTTGCGCCCATGTCCGCACAGGTGATAGTTGTGGCTGAAGAAGCTGTGGTTTCAAAGGGTCCACCATATTCATAGCGGTAATAGAAGTTCGCGTGGTCGAAGCTGCCATCGGGCGGGCCAATGGGCATGATGGCCGAGCCACTGTCGGAGAACGTGCCCGCTAAAGGCACATTTGAAGCGATTCGATAGAGCACCTGCGGATTTAAGCCCCGATAGACGTGAAAGGAAGCGCTATTTGAGGGGAAGCTTAGCTGGTTGACGGTCACCGTATTTGTTTTTGGTCCGGGCGGCAGGGTGACCGAGGCGGTGAACGAAAGCGCCCCTTCGTTGCCCGCAGAATCAACCGCGCTGATTGCGTAGTAGTAAGTGCTACCACTCTCCAAAGCACCGCCAGAGCTCGAATAAGAGGGTGACAGACTTAATAATGGAATATTCAACGAAGCTATCGCTGGAGCGGAAGGAACCGAAAATCCGACAGAAAGAGTATCCGTCGTAGCTCCATCTGTCTGTGTCTGCACCTGCTCACTAATCTCGAAATCAAAGCGATTGGTCTGACCATTTGCATCGAGAACAGGAACCAGCCCGATTAGGGGTTTAGGAACCATTATCTGGCTTGCCGGTTGACGGCCAGCAGCCAACAAAGTGGTAATACTGTCGCTATACCAATCGTCGTTATGAATCTGGGCTTGGACGGTGACAAACTGGAAATTCATCGCGGGGGAAAGCTTCACCACTCGGAAAGGAGTTCGAATTAGGCCCTCCTTCTGGTAGGTCACGGCGATGATGTCGCCCGGCCTAACTTTCAGAGCGCGGAAACTAGTGATGAAATTTATGAAGAGATTTCCGTTCGTCGCCTTGTCCAGTTGACGCAACAACACTCGCGTAGCCTGGCTATAGTTGGTAATTCCCAAAGCGGTGGACTGACAGCTGATCTCATAACCGATCAAAGCTACGTCGTCTGAATTGACTGTAGAGAGGCTATCCTGCTGATATTCGTTGAATTCATCCTGAAATTCCACATTAAGACAGTTCGAGGTTTCAGCAACACTGTTAGAGGATAGAACAACCGTAGATCTACCTTTGGAATCACGAGCTATGCCTGAGAAAGGAGCTGAAGCATCGCTAAATTCATAAGCCGGCCACCCCCCGTTAATAGGCTCGACGCTATTGCTACCGTCTGGCAGCACACCCTGCTGCAGAGCAAGCGTGGTTTCAGGAAGTAATTCCAACAGCCCGGATAACCCATACCGCAGCATCAAGCTGGAGGCAACACGAATGCCTCGAATCACGGTGGCGGCACTTTGCCGCTTTGTAAGCACGAGATTGCAGCTATATCTCGGCGCTAACAATTGATTTCCGTTGAGATCCGTAACGGGAATGAGGGTGCTGCAGAACTCCGCAGCAGCAGCAAACGTGGACAGGTTCAAATCGTTCAAACTCCAACCACAACGGCGAAGGACATCCAAAATCACCCAGGCAGGATTGTTTGAAAATGCAGTGCCTTGCAGGCTACCGTCGGTACCGAATGTATCGACAACAACACCCTGCACGAGGACCTGTACGTTTGGAGAGGATTGGCCGGTACTAATTCGGTTTGGCACGACAATCGATAACGATGCGATGCTCCCGTGGGGATCGCCGAGAGGATTTTCGGAAGAGTCGACGAAATCCGAATTGAAGGAACCTTGGCGGCTACCAAGGCTGACGACGGAATACCAACCGGTGGCTGACATGTCTTGACCAGGAGTGGGCAGAGGAATCTCGATATCAGCGACGACGACCTTGAGAATACTACTAATGGGACCCAACCCGACCAGGGTTTCCATATGAGTCAGATTTCCGTCGTTTCGCGAAAAGATCACAGGCGATTTGAGCCAACCTGTTCCATAGACGATGGGAACGGCATCGTTGTACTTCGCTGTGTTATCTACCAACGCCGAAAGGTGAGAAGTCTTGTCCCCAAATCCGCGAACCTGTATGGCAGACGGTACGAATTCCAGGCCTCCATACCGAGACGTCGTATTGCCAGCAGCATCCGAATTGAACATTCCTCTTTGGAGGCATTGGCCACGGGACTTATCGCATGTTGTGAAAGCCTGATTACCGTTGAGGTTACCCGCCCCTCCTGCGACATCAGCAGAATAGCCACATCGATAAAAGCGTGAGAACCTCCCTAAGTTACCGCCAGTTAACCCTTCCTGACGCTGACCCAGAGTTGCAGGAAAAGTCCACGGGCAAGAACGTTGTATACGGACATCCGGAACGGGTATGCGCTGCAGGCTAAGTTTGTTCGTAAAGCTAAGCGAGAGAAAATCCTCTCCAATCTGATCAGGATCTCCCGCTACACCTCGAAACAAAACAATACTTTCTGACGTAAGAGATTGACCGGGCAAATCGGCAAATGCGAAAAACGCCGTCAACTGTGAGCCCTTGAATCCGATGGCAGTGTTCAACTCCGACAATGCTGAGTCAGCGTTTGCAAGGGTTAACGACAGCTTCGTCAAGCCATCCATAGAGTCATCCGCGCATAGCTGTAGGTCAAACAAATTATGTTTCAGTACTCTCGCCAAGTAGGGATTGCCCATAAAAGGGAGGGCATGGGTACTCCAATACTGGGCACTTCCCGACGGAAGGACGCACTGAAAGAACAACAGCGGCGTGTCGGCTTCAGCTAACTGCTTAATCTGATTTATGGTTGACATTCGTTAGTTCCTGACACTCGTTTCGATAGTGAAAGAAGTGGAGAATAAATTTGGCGCGTCGGCGGTAAACACGAGCTCAGGTATAGCCCAGTGCGCGTTCAAATACAGGCCACTGTTGGAATAGGTCGGGCGAAACCGCGACGGAGCGACTTGCGGCTCCAATTGCGGGCCAAAGAGCAAAAGACTCTGCCCTGGTGCGACAGTGATCGCCAGAGAAATGCCAATTCCAGAATCATTTAGCGACCCGCTTGAGCAAAGCCGCGCCCACTTCGGCGTCAGTGTATATGTATTTGTCTGCTGATCGTTTACACTGCTGCGCGTAAGGCTGAACACTCCACCATATGCGGAGGCAGCGTACACCGAAAAGCAGTATTGATAGTTCACCGGGGCAGCCACAGTTTGAACGATCAGTTGAGGAGCCGAACCGGCATTGGTAACACCAAAACCACTGGAACCTCCCAGCGGATCGGGCAAGCCTGTCTCAATCTGGATCCCAGACGGCACAGCCCAGGAAGCACCTGTCAGATCGGCACTGTAAAGCAGCAGGTTGTCGGTGGGATCAAGAAAAGTGAACCCGCGTAGGGGCCCCGCGCATGCTGTAAAGTGAGTCTGGATCGCGTCCAGGTCGCTGGTTGACAGATCCACGTAAGTTAAGGTCCATACGAGTTGGGCAGCGCCGGGATCGGCGGTGACAAGCATGCTGCCGTCGGCCATGATGTTCTTAATCGTGCGAACCATCGTTGATTTGCGAATCGGGTACTGAACAAGAGCGCCGCTACTCAGTTGTGGAAATGCCAAATTAGCCATTTGTTTCAACCACCCACATTGAAGTCGCCGCTATATCTACCCCCAGATACTCACTGATCAGTTCCGGGGAGCCGATGCGGCAGTTCGGCACTCCCAGGCCACTCATGGGATCAGGAAAAGTGAAGGACGAAAATTCGCCACTCGAGGCGTTGAAAAACGCCTCGATGGCAGCGACCTCGGATTCATTGAGCAATCGAAGATCGATCAACCACCTGCGGAATGGCCGATCAGACGAAAGAAAACGCTGGTCAGATCCATCCAGGAAACGTATAATTTGCGCCGACCACACGGAGCCCATTGGCGATCCGTACTGCGCGACGGCACCAGAACTGAGTTTTGGGAAATCCATGTTAAAGCTCCGCAATCACGTCGTTCAATGAGCTCGAATTCAACAGCGCGTTTCTCACGGACTGCACGATTTGTGCACCGCCAGTTTCGAAAGTCGTCGCCGAGGGAGGGCCGCCATAGACTCCAGGCGTCGAGATGGTACTTCCTGTTGAGACCGTCTGCTCTTGAGAGGTCGGAAGCTGGTAAGCAGTCAAAGCGGGCGGCGCGGTCTTCCCTCCTCCAAACAAGCTGGCCAGTCCGGAGATCAAAGATCCAATTCCACCACCAAAGCCACTGGCTGCACTGAGATTGCCGGCTAAGCCACTTGAGCTAGCGCCCGAAAGAAGGCTAGACCAGGAGCTAGTGGACTGTGGACTCTTCGTCGCAGCTCGAGAAGCGTTGCCAAACTTGAGGGGCTTATCTGAGTTAGTATTGAATCCACTCGCTTTGGAAGTGCCCGCGGCACGCAGCGGCGCAGTTCGTTTGTTGCTAGTGGGTGATGCTGGCGTGCTCGGCAAACCCGGCAAATTAAAATTTGTCTTCTTCATTCTCGTTCCTCTTTTGACTTTCCTCTTGCAGCAACAACAATGCTTCTGCACTTTTCGCTTCCATAGACCAGAGTTCCCCTCCGCATCGTCTCCAAACCACGAACAGCTCTATAAGCGAAAGACTGCGCGCAGTTATGATCGACTTCGGACACTGAAAAGCAATGGTTCTCCCCTTGACCCAAACCGGTTTGGCGTTAGACTCCGCCTGATGATGTAGCCACGCACATCTCCGTATTCTTTGCAAGCCGCTGCGCACGCAACTATCGCATTTCCACGCGGCTTGCTCCGAGCTATGAAAATGGAATGCGATTAGGAGTTTTTTCTTTCTTCGTCCGTCAACGTGCTTTCGGTCTGAATAGCCCCCGCTATTTCGGCCGCCAAACTCTCTGGACCCCTGTCGATCAGCACGGCGGTTGATGGCGTTTCCCCGTCAATCAATAGTCCATCGACACTCGCCAAGCCCCATTCGAGGTAAAGCTTCGTGACCAACAAATCCGATAGAGCGGCTTGCAACCGATCTTCCGTGTCCCCAGTTCTTAGAAACTCGTTCTTTAGCGCGAGTTCCCTAACCCTATGGTTAAGTTCGATTCTCTGGTGCAAAGAGACACGCTTAATGGCAAAGCGAACTCCAGGCATCGTCTTGCTCGCATGCCACAACGTGCTTACATATTTAATGTCTTTACGCAAAGGCGATATAAGCTTCATCATTCGCCACCCCTTTTGCCAAGCTATTGTTGAACGTCCAAAGCAAGTTCGATTCGGACTCTTCGTACAATGGCAATTCTGGAACTACATTCGACAGGTAAACGGCCATCCGCTGCCCGGGCTGCACTCCGAGCTGCAACATCGCAGAAATCGGAATTCTGTTCTTGGCCGCACTATAGAGGCTGGTTGTGTTCGTGTCATCCTGCGCAAAGAGCGTGAAGCTCGAGACAACCTC